ATTAAAATAGCTGTCGGCGATCTGAAACTCGATTTGCTGGTCGTCGGCAAAGCGGCCTTCGAGGATGCGGTAGAGCAGCCACTCGTAGCTGTGCGCGGCTCCGGTGGCGTGGCGGGGTTTGACGGTTGTTCTGCCGTGGTTGCCGTAGGAGGTCGGAATGAGGATGCGCTTGAAGTGGGGCTTGAGCGTGGCGAGCCCGTCGGCGATGCGGTCTTGCAGCCATAGGATGACTTGCGTGGGCGTCTTGCTGTTCGACTCGGCGAGTTCCTCGTGGATCATCCCGGTCATCAGGTCACCGCCGAGCCAGAGGATGAGGTCGTCGATCTTCGCCCCGTGGCGTTCGATCTCGGTGAGCCGGGCGATGGTGCTAAAAAATTTCTCGATGCGTTGCTTGGCAATCGGCAGCCGGTATTCGTTGAGGCCATTGACGCTGGTGGCTTCGACCGTTTCCTCGACATGCCAATCGCTGGCGAGCGCGATGGCGACGGCCTCGGCTTTGTCGTTCATCGAGACGGTGAGCGGGTGAGGGCGGATGCGCGTCTTGCCGAGCGAGAGGGCGATGCCGAGTTGTTTCTCCAGCGACTCCACGCTGGCGGCGTATTGCGCGAGCTTGGCCTTGAGGGCATCGACTTCGGTTTTGTGGGCCTTGTCCGCTTGCTCGCGGGCGATGGCGCTCCAGGATGTTTTCATACTTCTTCCTCCTCTTCGTCGTCGGCCTCGATGGGCCATAGGATTTCCTCAGCGTCGCGAGCGAGGGCGCGGGCCGCGTGGGAATTTCCGAATTTGAAATCCATGTCAAAGGTGGTGCCCGCGTCCTCCCAGCTCACAACGCACACGCCGACCTCGAAATGTTCGGCGAGGATTTGGCGGACCTGTGTCATCACGGCCTCGCGGTCTGGCGGTGGGGAGGATTTCGATTTGCGGCTCATGCAAAATCCTCCGTGAGCAAGTAGGGAATGGTCTTCTGATTGGCGCGGTCCATTTCGGAATACACCAGGGAAACGAAAGCCTCCCACTGGCTCGGGTAGATGGTCTGGCAGCCTTCGCTGCTGGTGGTGCGGTAGCCGCCCTTGTGGATGTTGATGGCGATGCCCATGCTGTCGCCTTGGCCGTCGCGGGTCACAGGGAGGCTTTCGGCGGGGTTGGCGGGGCGGAGGGCTGGGTAGCCGCCGCCAGGCTTGCTGAGGCCGTGCTTTCCTTTTCGGTATCTGTGAACGCCGGGCTTGAGAACTGCGATGCCTTGGCGTTTCACCGAGGGATCGGTGTTGGCGTTGAATGTGGCGTAGGCGTTTGGCGAGATGAGGAAAATGGCGTCGTCGTAAATGCCCCGGTCGTTCTGGCCGACCTCGCCCATGGTGTCGCGGTAGTAGCCTCGCACGCCCACCAGCGCGACCTCATCGGCCACGCGGGCCTTGGTGAGCAGGGCTTGCGTTTTGGACTTGGCTTGTTGTGGGCGGGCGGCGGGGAGCATTATTTATCTTTCAGTGCGGGGATTTCGGGCAGCGTGTAGCTGAACCTGCCGTAGTCTGTCTCGAGCGAGACCCCGAGGGTTTCGCAGCCGGTGAGAAACGCGCTAGCGATCAGGACCCAGCCGAGGATCAATGCGGAGGCGGCGATTTTCGCTGGGCTCATTTGCGCTCGTTGCGAACGATCTCGATGAGACCGAGCACCGCCACGGTGGCCGCTGCGATGCTATCGGTCATTTGGGGGGAAATTTTTACTCCGACCAGGGCGAGGATCAGGGCGAGGCCGCGAAAGGTGGAGGGTTGTTTGAGTTGGGAGATGATGTTGTTCATATTTTGTCGAGCTTGGTTTCGAGCCGATCCATGAGGTGAATCGCTCGGGTGGTGGTTTGTTGGTTTTGCGAAATGACGGTGAGCATTTCTTGGTTGGCGGTCTTGAGGTGGTGGATGAATTCCGAGCTCTGGTGATCCATCTTGTTTTCGACTCGTTCCAAGCGCGCCGTGAACCAACGAAAGAGCACGCTCACGGCGACGATGCCGATAAACACAAGCGCCACGAGGTGCCAGGTCTGGTCTTGCTTTGCGGCGTGGCTGATGGTTTCGAGGATGGCTTGTTCCATGGCTCTACGAGAGCGCGGCGGCGATTTGGGCTCCGGTCGTCTCGACCGTGCTGACCTGTGCGAGTCGGGTGGTGTTGAGGGCCGAGACTTTGGCCAGCTCGGGCGAAAGCTCGGTGCGGACGGAGGCGGCGATGCCGGTGGCACTGGGGATGCTGCCTCCGGTGGCGGGGAGGATTTCGGCAGAGCCGTCCCACCGGATCGAGCCCGAGCCGACATTCTCCCCGGCGGCGCGGAAAAGGATTTGGTAATCGCCTGCGGCCCCGGCCATGTGGCCGGTGTAATACGCGGTGCTCCCTACCTCGGTCAGCGAAATGGCGGTGCCGCTGGCGATGCCGTTTTGGTAGAGCTGGCCGGTGACGCTCAAGCCGGTCTGGCTTTGTGCCAGGGAGATGTTCAGTTCGTTGGCCATGGTTAGCTATTCGCTTGGGCTAAAAGATTTCCGTTCAACAGGTCTGTCTTATTTTTGATGGCCGTGATGTCTGAGGTCGGGATGTTGGCCGGGGTCGCACGGGTTGAGATGGCGGCGTCCACTCTCCCAAGCTCAACCGAAAGCTCCGTTCTCACCTGTGAAGCGATGGCGCTCGCGGAGGGCACGCTCGGCGCGTTGGTAAGGGTAGTCACCGTGGCCAGCGTGCCGCTTGGAGCGAGGCGGCTGCTCACCGTGGCATCGAGGTTGTCCAAATTCCCTGCCCGGGCGGTGGTGAGTCCCTGCGCGGTGAGCGCGGATTGGACATTGGCGAGGGTTAGCACGGCCGTGCCCGTGGTGTTATCGACGGGGACCCCGAAAGCCACCGAGTTTGCGGCTGGCACTGCCAGCACGCCCGTGGCCGATCCATAAACAACCCCAGAACGGACATCCGTCACCGCTGGAGCGAGGCCGGTGTTGTCGGCGGTGAACATATTGACATAGGTTCCCGTTCCGTTGAGCGCGTATTGAGTTTTTGCGGCGGTTGGCGTGGTGCCGAGTATAAATTTCGGCGCATAAATTGGCACTGTGCCGTTTGCGGAAAAAATAAAATTTCCGCTCGCCCTGACGGTGCTGCCTGCTGAGGTTGATGTTATTGCAGGGGAATCATTCAGTGCAGTTAATTCGCCATTCCATACAATAGTCCCAGTCGATGCATTCGATATGGCTCGGCCTACATTGGTTCCGTTTACATTTATTGTTCCAACTGAGGAATTGTTAATCACTGACGCGCTTGCCCCGCTGGTTTGAGACAACAAGCCTGTAAAATTTACAATGCCTGCGCCGGAATTTAATATTCCAACAGCAGATGACCCGCTCAAGTTATTTCTAAAAATAGAAGCGTTTATATTCAGCGTGCCTGTATTTGAATTAGTAACAACTGCATTGGTTCCACTAGGAAGCGTTTCGCTAATGGTAAGAGTCGCGCTTGCCGGTGAGGCTTGGGAGAATTGAACAACTGATACGGAGGAGGTTGCCACAATTGTTGTTGCCGCAAGCGTTACTCCGTTTTGAAGCACAAAACTCCCACCGGCAGTTCCACCATAGGTAGTGCTGTTGGTGAGGTTGTCACAAGTCGCATTGGCGGTGATTGTCACCGTGCGGTTGTTGGCAATGGCATTGTCGCCAGCGACGGGAACGGATGCGCCGGGCGATCCAGCGGCGGTCGTTGACCATGTTGCGGTGTCGTTGAAGTTGCCAGAGGCAACGGCGAATCGGTTGGCCATGATTAGAGTCCTTTCGCGGAGATGTAGGCTTGGAGAGCGGCTTGGATCGCGGCGACGGCCTGCTGCGTGGCGGCGTCCGCACCTGCCAGCGATCCGAGGACGATGCCGATTGCGGCCTCGTCTGCGGTGATGACTTCGCCGTTTTCGATGCGGCTCGGCACAAGGCGCATGGCGACATTGGCGTCTGAAGAACCATCGCCCAGATACCGGCCCGTTATGGCCAAATTGAGCGAGTATTTGTCGTGGGATTTTCCGTTGATTTCGATGGGGTTGGTAGCGTTCATGGTTTTTGGATTTTTGGGTTTAGGTGTAGGAAAGTGAGGCGCGATTTGACCATGCGCCGGTGGCCGTGGCGGAGGCGGTGACGGTGCCATCCGCATCGGTGGTGATGCGGTGGATTGTCCAGCCGGTGGCGCTTTCGGCGGTGCCGGCAACGGCGGATCCGTAGTAGTGGTAGGGGGAGGCCCATGCGGCGCGGGCGATGTTGGATCCGCCCTCGGTGAGGGGGACGGGACTCCAGGCGCTGCCGTCATAGACTAAAATGTCTCCGGTTTCCGCCCCCGCGCCGGAGAGGCGGGAGGGAGGAACCAGAACGGGGATGACCGCCCAGCGCGATCCCGTCCATTTCCAACTCCGATTGCCGGAGGTGAAAATGTCGTCAAGGGACGGCGAGGATGGAAACGCGAGGGCGGCCATGGGTGGGGATTATTGTTTGTCGAGTTCGACCCAGGCTCCGTTGTAGGAGAGGTATTCGGTCATGTCGTTGGAATCGACCCAGCGCAGTCCTTCGGTGTGCGAAGGCGCGGTGGCGCTGACGACATCCTTGATCTGTTTGCCGTCGAGGGCGGTTTGGGCGGCGCTGCTGACTGGTTTGTTCGCATCGCTGGTATTGTCTGCGTTGCCGAGGCCGACTTGGGCTTTGGTGACGCTGTGCGGGTTGTTGGTCGCGGCGACATGGCCAGAGAGGGTTCCTTCGGCAGTAGTCACACGGCCAGCAAGCGTTGTCGCGGCGGACTCGATGGCATTGATGTCGCTCTCGGCTGTGTCGAGGCGCGAATCCAAGGCCGAGTCGGCTGCTTCACGCGCCGAAGTCTCGGCGGCGAGGCCGGAAGAGGCGCTGGTAGCGAGGCTGGTGATGGCACCGTTGAGCGAGGAGTCGGCGGCTTGGAAGGCGGTGACGACTTCTGTCAACGAATCGAGCGAGCCAGCGGTGGTGTTGGCAAGGACATTGTCGATGCGAGTGCCGAGGGCGGCTTCGGCTGCGGTGGCGCGGGTGATTTCCGAGGAAAGACCGCCTTCTGCCGTGGTCACACGACCGGCCAATGTGCTGGCGGCGGACTCGATAGCGGTGATGTCGCTCTCGATGGCGGTGGCGCGGCTTTCCAAGCCGGTGACGGCTGGGGCCGAGGCGACGCGGGCGTTGGTGAAGTAGAGGTTGGAACTGCCCTCGACGACCGCATCGGTGGTGCGGGGGACGAGTTTCCATGCGGTGCCGTTGTATTGCCAGCTTCTGCTGCCAACGGTGTGGACTTGGTTGTTAGTCGGTGAGGACGGGAATGAGATAGCTGCCATGATATTAGGTGGTGTTTAGTTGTTGTTGGGTTTTTCGACCCAACTTCCTGCGAACCATTCGTAGGTTGTGAGGTCAAAAGGGGTGGTCCACCGCTGGCCTTGGTAGGGGTGGGCAGGCGGGGTGTCGGAATAAGTGGTAGGGAGGTCGGCGGCGGGGGTGTAGGTAGTGGCGTTCCAGCGGTATGGCAGGCCGGAATCTTGCGCGATGTAGAGGCGTTTGTCCTTGCCGACGCCGGGAAAATTTTCGGCGGAGCTGTATTCGACAACGCCGAGCGAGTCCTCCGGCAGCACGATGGTGAACTGCGAGAGATCGAGCTGCTGAGTGATATTTGTCTCGGTGATCGTTGTCATCAGGCGTAAGTGGCGGTCTCCCGGTTAGTCCACGCGACATCGGTCGCCTTGGCGGTGGCTGTGATGGTGCCGTTGGTGCTGAGTGCGGAGCGGGTGATGATCCATTTGGCCACGGCGGCGGGGGAGCCGACGGCGGGGATGTCGGAGTTGAGGAGCAGGCCGTAGTAGCTGAAGGTGCCTGCGGTGTTGAGGGCGAAGGAGTGGAGGTAAAGATCGGGGTCGCGCTGGGTGACCATGCTGTAGAGGCCGAAAGCGACGACGACGATTTTGGCGTTGTTCGGGATGGGCGTGGAGAAGGTGATGGTGCCTGCGCCTTGGTTGACGAGGTAGTCCACGGTGGGCTCTTGCATCACGCCGTTGATGGCGACTAGGACATGGTTGGGGTCGGAGGATTTGAGGCCCGAGACGGTAAAGGTTTTGAGCGTGCCGTTGCCCGTCAAGCGCGTCTTGGCGCTCGATACGCTGAGTTGCTTTGGGATCGGGGTGGCGTTCATCGAAAGTCGAATTTCGCGGAGTAGTGGCGGACCTCGCCTTTGCGGAGCCAGATGTCGTCGCGGAGCTTGAGGAGCAGCCCCTCGGCGCGGAGGAGTTGGAATTGGCTCTTATCCATCTGGCCATCCTCGGCGAGCGTTTCGGCGAGGGCGGAGGTCTTGAGGTAGTCGGCGAGGAAGGTCGGGATGCGGTGGCGGAGCCAGTATTCCTCGTTCGTCGGTGCGTTGCCGGTGGTGGCTTGCAGAGCCTCGTAGCAGTCGCCGGTCGGGGCGTGGTAAACCAAATCCTCGGCGGCGTAGGCGGTGTTGGCGGCGTAGGCCGTGGCGGTGAATTTGGGGACCGGGAGCTGAAATTTCACATACACCGGGCCGCCCGCATATCGCTCGTCGGTGATAAAAACAGTGTCGGCGGTGGTGACAAAATCGTAGCTCTGGGTGATTCGCGTGTCGCTCGGGGCGTCGGAGTAAATGGCGAGGACTTCGCCAATCGGCAGCTTGCCTGCAACAACCAGGGGGAAATACGGAATGATGTCGGAGGGGTCGTTGGTCGAGTCCTCCACATAGGTGGCGCTGGTGCGGGAGTCCCACGCGACATCGAGGGCGGTGTCGATATTGAGCACTTGGCCATCGGCGGTGGTGGTAACGCGCTTGATGCGCCAGACGGGCTCAGAGAAAAGCGAGCCCTGCGGAGCGCGGCCAATGTAGGAGACGGTGCCTTGGTAGTCGGCTTCGTAGGTGTATGCGCCTTCGGTGAAGCCCTCGCCGAGCACGATGCGTTGCTCGGTGTGGGTGATCTGGGGCCACTCATCGAAATTCCAAGCGAAGGTGGCGGCGCTGGTGAGGTATTCCGCCAGCGCCGAGCCCTGCGAGGGCAAAAGCGGTTGGGCGGGGTCAATGCCCATGCGGGTGAGCACGCCATCGCGGACGGTCTTGTAAGGAGT